TTAGAGGTAATACCTGTCTGGAGAATGGTAGAAGAGTATTGATAAATTCCGCTCGTCGCCTGGATGATGTTTCCAGAAAGGTTATTAACAAAACCAGAAACTTGAACTTCTAGTCCGTCAGTAGTGATAAATACTGCATCAATATCATCTACGTCTAGGTCGCCTGCTAAATCTATGTCACCAGAAACGTTCAGGTTTCCAGTGATTGTTACATCAGATGAGAAGAAAGCATCTCCACTGACATTTAAAGTTGATCCAAAAACACCTTCGCCACTGATGATGGCGTAGCCACTGACAATAACGTTGCCAGCAATAAGAGGGTCAAATTCTGACGTGTTGATATAGTATTGGTCTAGATATAAACGAAGCTGTTCAAAGCTAAACTTTTTATTACGCAGTGCAGGGTCAACTTCAAAAACGTGCACCAAAGTAAGCACGTCTTGATCGTTGATATCCCCTGGTTCAATAACGGGGAATTGCGTTATTCTTCTATTTGCCACCCTGCTATAACGCTAAGATCCTTTAATGATTATAGGACTGCTTATTTATCGCGGATCTCAATACGAGGGATTACATCAGTAGCTAAATGCCAGCCAAATTGAATGCCTGTTACTGCTCCGATAGAAATAACAAAAACAAGCATTAACTCGGCAAGCGTCAGGTTACGCCTGACGTATACAACTTGAGGTTCTGCTTGAGTCCTAGGAGTTGGCGGGTTAGGCGGAATAGCTCGTGGAGGATTAGGAGGGATTGCTTGTGGCGGCCTGGCAGGAGGAGCTTGAGGTGCGGGGGCTTGCTGACCTTTTACTTGTTCAATTGCTTGCTGTAAGGCAGCCTGTCTCATTGCTGCAAAATCAGGCACATTGAATTGAACACCAGGCTGTTGTGGTTGAGGTGTTTGAGCTGCCATGGCCTGCTCGTATTCAGCTGGATTGTTGTAACGAGGGCCTTCTGGGCTGTCAAAATAGTTCCCATCTTGAGGAACTTGGCTGGGAGTAACAAAATCCCTTTGCTGAGTTACTTGATCTTCCATCAAAAACACAGTATTTTCAAATGAACTGTAGCATTAAACTTTCGTATATGTCGGAAGTAAATAAGAGCTTAGACGTTATTGCAGGAGAGCTGAAAGGCATCCGTAATATCCTTGCTTCCATGTGGCATTCTCGGTATAGCAAAGATGAGACTGATATGGTCAGTCCTGAAATCTATTCTGATGAATACATCTCCACTGAGGAATGTGCAAAACGTTTAGGCGTAACGGATCAAACGATTCGTAATTGGATCTTGCAAGGCAAGAAACGCAACAAGACCAAGGGGTTTGAGGGCTGGGTTCAGGGGGTTCATTACATTGTTATCCCTGCAGGTGCCAAGAAACAACTGGTTCGTATCCCTTGGAACCAGTTGATCCTGTCTTATCACAAAGGACCAGAGGCTACTCTCAGGACTTTTGATAAAAGCAAGCGTCCTCTTTATGAGCCCCACGATCGCTCTCATTGGGACAACGTTCCTATCCCTAGAACTCAGGAAGAAAAAAATGCCACATCGTTTTGACAACCTTGAGATTGAAAACTTAAGCCTTACCAATTACGTCGATCTTCTTCCTGAAAGCTTGGTCTTGCAAGTAGAACCTTTTATGCCACCATCAGGCTCTTTTGATTCTGAGGTATTAAAACGGTACATCCAGCTCCTTAAAGATTTTGAATTAGAAGATCCCAATAGCAATATGACGTTAGCTAACCGCCTGCGGTTGGCCTTTCGTGATATGACACCTGATACGATCTGCACTCGTTTTCCCAATGCTGATCTGCCATTAAAGCGGCGATTGCGTTGCGTTGCTGAGTACTTAATTCGTTCAGGTGAGTTTGAGAAAATGCGTTGCGAAAATGGTAAGCTAATTAAAAAGCGGGGCGTCTTAGGAAAAATGGTTGTTATCTACCAGCCATTACCTAAGATGTTGACTGTCTTGCAAAAACAAAAACTGATTACCAATGACAGATAGAAGAGAGAAAATCCTCCAGGCTGTTTGCGGGAAGGATGTCGATGGTAATAGTGCAGCTTACGCGGACGTAACTGCCAGAATTATCTTGGCAGATATGGGTAAATATTTTTTTGAATTTTGGAAAACAGAAGGCCCTGGTGCATTGGTAATGCAACCAGAGGATGAACGTTCAATGTTCTGGCTGACACTGGAAGAACTTCATGCTGCCAAGGAAGAGTCTGAACGCAAGGGGGAAAAGAAAATGGCAGAAACATTTAATACCATCCTTGAGTCAGCGGCTAAGATTGATCCCACTGCAGCAGCTGCTTATATTCTCAATGACAGCCAGGGGATGCGTTACTTTGTAGTTGATTATGAAAAGGACGCAAAGTAATGGGGCTAAGGAGAGGCAACATAAAGTCTGAAGACTTTGAATGGATTTCAAATCGTGATCTAGTTGACTCTGCCCATATGCTTATGGGTGAGATTGATCTTGATCCCGCTAGCTCAGCATTTGCCAATCCATATGTAGGAGCAAAAAACTATTACAACCCAGTTGACGATGGGCTTAACGATCAAAAATGGTTTGGCAAAGTCTACCTATTCCCTCCACACCAGTCTTACTTCTGGGAGAAAAAGAATGCTCGCTGGAAACCGACTAGAGGTTTGTCGCCCACTCTTACATCAGGGCATTCTCTCTGGTGGAGAACTTTAAAGCGTAAATGGTTGGCTCGTGAAGTAGAGCAAGCTGTTTATCTTACCAATTATGTGGATATGGTGATGTACAGCCAGGACATCTTTGATCATCCAGTGTGCATCATGAAGCAAAGACCTTCTTTATTGCGTCACTATTACGCTGATGACAAAGTGGAGCCAAAGTCTACTGGGGTTTCTATGATTGTCTACTTAGGTCCACCAGACAATATTGCTGAAGCAACTGAGAATTTTGTCGATATTTACTCTGAAAAAGGCAGAGTGCTGGTGTAGATTATCTGAACAGACATAGTCAGATGAGCGTTCTAAGCGATAAAGAGATCCGTGAATTTGCAAAGAAGGGGATGATTGAACCCTTTCAGGATCGTCTTGTAACCAAAGAAAAAGATGTACCTGTACTTAGTTACGGACTCAGCTCTTATGGTTACGATATCCGGTTATCTCCCAGTCAGTGCCTTTTGTTTGGTGGCGTTCAGCACGGAATGTGCGATGCTAAGAACTTCGATCCTGAAATCTTAAAGGAGACTGCACTTCATGAAGACGAGCGCGGAAAGTATTTTATCTTGCCTCCTTACGGCTACTGCCTTGGCGTTGCTATTGAACGCTTGGCTCTACCCAGGGACGTTACGGTGGTGGCTGTAGGCAAAAGTACTTATGCCAGGGCTGGCATTATGGCTAACATCACTCCTGCGGAGGCTGGTTGGGAAGGGCATTTGACTTTGGAGATTAGTAATTGCACTCCTTTGTTCAATAGAATTTACGCCAACGAAGGTATTTGCCAGCTCTTGTTCTACCAGGGTGAGCCCTGTGAAGTGAGCTATTTAGAACGCAAAGGAAAATATCAGAACCAGCCGCTGGAAGTAATATTAGCTAAGGCTTAGAAAAAGCTACTGGTTGACGCTTGTGGTTTATCTGCATAATTCGTTGAACCGGCCCTGCCAAACTGATCACCTTCGGTAAAAGCAGGGACTTGTCCTTCTCTGTTCGTCCATGGACCGTCGAATTTTCTCTTCTGAGAAAACTTACCTGCAGATCGCTTTGCTCGCAGAAACTTTTCAACACGATTTTGCTTCCCTACGTTGCGAGTGTCCGCAGCCTTCGCGATCTCTCTCTCATCCTCATCTAATCGACGAATATCTACGTCATAAGCCCTTTGTGGGTTAAGGTCATTAACCTCTCCACCAGAAGATCCCGCATCTAAACTGCGGTCATAATTCTTTGAATAAGCCATAATAGAATTATAGTTGACTTAAACCAGGGCATAGTGTAATGAGTTTCCTCAATGAATTCATGGGAACGAATGATACGTTAAAAGATCGTATGTTGACTATTGATAGTTTTGGTCAGCCTTTGGATAATGAGGCTAACGATGTTCCTTTGTATGACCAATACAATACTGGTCTTGCTGCAACGCAGCAAAACATGAGCGATCGTATTAACCTAAGTATTGATCCAAGAGCACAGCCCAGATGCGGAGTAACGGGAACGATTCCAAGCGCAGAGACCGGAATGATGCACGGAGCAGAACCTCAACCCAGGCAGCTGCTGGTGGACATGGGTCAACTGTCACCAGAGGAACAGGAAGTAGCGATGAACCAGCAACGCAAACTGCAGACTGGTTTGAACCGGTCGGGAGCGGTTCTTCAGAATCTAGCGATGTGATCATGGAGTTTTCTGATTGTCCAGGGGGTGTTTGTCCTGTCCCTTGGGCAACAGATACAAGCGGAGATGATATAAAAGAAGACCTTGTCAATCATCCTTCACACTACACTGATGGCAATATTGAATGCATTGAAGCAATTGAAGCGCAGCTAACGCCAGAAGAATATAGAGGGTACTTAAAAGGTAACGTCGCCAAATATATTTGGAGAGAAAAAAATAAAGGGGGAATTCAGTCATTACAAAAAGCGCAATGGTATCTCACACGTCTTGTAGATATAGAATAAACAAGATCATAAAAA